ACTAAGTAAAATGTAGTTTCACCACTTATACTATCAGTTTCATATATACTTATCTCTCTATCAGTATCATCCGAAAAATCAACAACATCTTTTGTTATAAACGTAGTATCTCCATTTGAAACTTGCATACCTTCTTTAATAGTAAGTAAATAAGTTTCATCATAAGTATTAGCACCAGCTATACCAATAGATGGAACTAATTGATAAACCGAAAGTGTTGTTACTGCGGGTGATGTTACCTTTGGTTGATATCCTAAATATTGTGAAAGTGCAATTACATTTTCAATATCTTCAGCATGAACCATTAAAGATTCCTTTAAGGTATCATCAACATAATATGATAAAGAATCACCAATATAAGATGCCATTTCAATGAACATCATACCTGGGGATGATTCATTAAAATCAGAATAAGTTTTTGGGAAATATGTTTTAGCAAACTCAATTAAGTTTCCTCTATATTGAGCAAAATCTTTATTAAGGTATTTTATATCCTTACCTCTATTCTTAAAGTTTTTATTTGTTTTAGTTATAGCCATATTCTTATCCCTGTGCTGTAAATGTTACTTCGTTTAAATCAGTATTATCACCAATTCTAAATTTAACTGAAACATTTATTCTATTATTATCTCTTAATGTATTGGATGAATCAACTAAAATTTCCTCAGCGGTTACATATGGTAACCATTGTTCTAAACTTTCATTTATAGTATCTTCAATTCTACCCTCAAAATCATCAACGTTTGGTTCAAATAATAATTCCTGCAATCCACTTCCGAATTCAGGTTGTAATATTCGTTCACCTCTTTTTGTTAATAGAAGATTTTTAATGTTAGATTTTACTTGTTCTGATGTTTGGAAAGTTTGAGAAAATGCGGTATTTGTAATTTGAATGGGCAAAGATATACCAATCGCATAATCATTGAATGATTGCGTATCCTTTATTATCTTACTACCTAATTCAACTGCCATAATTTATATTACATACCCGGCCTCCAAGGACCTTTTGATTTATCCCAAGCTTTTATTAACTCAGAGTTATCTCTATTTAAAATTCTATCCAATCCAGCTAACCCAGTTGTTACACCCAATCCTTGCTTTTTACCAACAGGTTGTACATCACCATATCCCATTTTATCAACGATACTTTGTTGTCCCAATGTATGAGTACTTTGTGTACCAAATTCCATAGTCCTTTCAGATACCTCAGTTGGTGCACCAGCATAGGTTGGTGTTTGTTGTATATTATCTAACACACTTTTTGTTGTATTTTCACTTATACTAAGTGGTTGAGTTTGATTTAGTATTTGATTTAATACTGGATTCTTACTCAACACTCTTTGAGGTTGGGTTGGTTGTATTGATTCTATAATAGGCTCATCCATAAATGTAGGTTGTGTTGGTACTATTTGCTTGGTTGGTTTTAAAGCTTCTCTTAGTTGTTTATTTTCCTTTAACAACTTTGCCATCTCTTTTTTAACACCTTCCTTTACCAACTTTGGTAGGACTGATTTAATCTCACCTTCTACAATAATTTGAATTGCCTTTACTAATTTATCAGTATTCATTTTATTATCTTTTATATTACTCTCCTTATAAATATTTAAATTAAGTATTTTCGATTTTTAATCACAGCAGCAACCATCATCTTCAAGTTGTTGTTGGAAGCTAGCTATATAAGCCTTTACATCAAATGAATCAACATTCATATCAGGCAATGATACATTTACCACATTTTGTAATGAAGTATTCCCATTTAGAAAATCAGTTTGAGTATTACCAACACCATCAGTTTGACCATCAGTTTGATTATTATCAGTTTCATTGGATTGACCATCTATGTTTGATGTGTATCCATCACTACCATCAGGTTGTTCAATTACAGGCGGTTCAGTTCCATCCTCAGATGGGAAGTTGATATTTGGTATTGGAATTATGGGTGGTACTAAGTAACCAGTCCAAGGAATAATACCAGGAGCGGGTATTGGTGTTGGTACCGATGGGTATAATGATGTGGTTTGTATAATACCACCTATTGAAAATAAGTGAACTAATGCGGCTATTATAAATAAATCTACCATTATTATTTGCTTACTCACAGGTTTAATTGGTGGATAAAGTGGCCATACGCCTACATTTACTACTACATTTGAGTTTACAACTAAATTTTGAATTGAACCAGGTGCGGGTATCAATGGTATTGGGAATGGTTTCATTTGAGCACCTGCCCAATATGCTTTTACACCATTACCAAATTCGTTTATTAATGAAAATTTATCAGATGGAGATGCCATTCCTTTTAGTAAAGCAATAGTAAATAAAGCTTCCATCAATTGTTTATTGCCAGTTTGAACTGATTCAAAATTTATGAAATCCTTACCACGCTTTACAGCTGCATCATATTCTTCAGCCCAAACTTTAGCTACTGTTTTAACTGTGTTGGAATTAATTACACCAGTCTTTCTTATTACATTTAGTTTGAATAGACCCCAAGACATTTATGATGTTTTATTTAAGTTACTCAACATAGTTTTGAGTGATGTCTTTACTTTTGTGAAAGATGCAACGTTAAGTGGAGGTGCTGATAATCCAGCTGGTGTTATATGAGTCATTACCTCAATAGCAGATATTAATTCAGTCATTAAATTAACTAAAGTTTCACCCTTAACCAATGATTCTAAGTTTTGGTCACCAATATTAACTTTACCATTACCAGTATTTAAGTTGATATCTCTATCGTTTGTTTTATAATTAGTATCACCATCCAATGTAACATCAATACCACCAGTGGCATCAATAGAAAATAAACTATCAGTTATGATACCAACATCTTTCTTTGATACTAATATCATTTCAGCTGCTTTAGCTGATAATACAATTCTATCTGAATTTAATACAATTTGATTTCCTTTTAATTCAGATGGGTAGTTTTTAAAAGATATATGTTCGTTTTCAGTTGGTAACGTATATGGTAATAAATGACTACGACTACCTAAAAATATAATGTTACCATCTTTATTTATATCTTCAATTGTTGTTTTACCAATTGGGGTTGCACGTGATTCACCATTTTCATCATTACGTATTGTAATGGTTGGGTATAGTTTTTGGTCTGGGTTATTATACCCACTAAATCGTATTGATTGACCAAATCTACTTTCAACAAAAGTATCACCCTCAAAAATACGTAATTTGTGTATATTTAAATCTGATTCAAAATACTCACCATAAGTATCAGTACTCACATTATCAGATTGTGTACTCCTACTTACTCCTGTTTTTTGAACTTTATTATAATCGGATGCATTTGTTTGATTAGGACCTTTATCTTTTGTAGTTGATTTAGATATGATATTAGAATCACCAGATACGTTTGGAGTTGCTGATGTTACTACTCTCTCATATTGCAATCCAACACCATCAACTCGTATAATTCGTACAACTTCGTTTTTTAGAGGTAAAGCAGTGTAATTACTATTATAGGGAATTGCTATTGGTAAATCATTTTCACTTTTTTCATTAGATGATTGTAATCTATATTGGATGGCTCCAATGTATTTGGCTTTTTCATTCTCAGGTATTTCCTTTATATCCAATAGTTCATCATCTATATCAAGTATGACTTTAAAAACAACACCAACACTACTTTTATCGTTAGGTCTAATATCAATTTTTTGGTTACTACCAATGGATATGTCTCTACTACTACCTATTCCCATTTTACTTTTCTAATTTTTGCTTTACTTCTTCGATTTCATTTTGCATATCATCCAAACGTTCAACTTCCATTTGAACTTCATCGATTTGTGATAACAATTGTTCTCGTTCAGCATCAGATAAGAACCCAGCTTCACCCTCACTCTTAGTACCAGCAATCATAATTCGTTGAGCTATTGTAGCAAGTTTAATTAATGATTCATCGTTACGAACAGATGTATCAATTAAATCTTTAATAAGAGGACCTATGTATCTCATATCATTTGGATTACGAACTAATTTTCGTAATTCAGCGATTACTTCAGAGATGTGCCTCTTCTTATTAATTTGATTATTGTAGATATCCTCAAAAAGTCCACTTAAACTTTTACCAGGAAATATTTCGAAATCATTTGACATAGCATATTGATATTGTATTCAATATATAAATATCAATAAAGAAAAAAGTATGGGTTGATGTTATTTACCCTGTCCCCTATAAGCTTTCTTATAATGTTTAGAAGCTTTGTTGTTTGAAGTTCTCGTCTTAGAATGTACACCTGGTCTTGATATGTGCTTCTTCTCTAATTGATTTGATACCGCTTTTGCCATAATTTCTTAATGTAATATTTCATATAAGTATTAGGAATTAATCTAAAGCACCCTCAATTGCCTTTTTCATTGCAACTGAAAATTCGGTTTGTTCAAATGGCAAGTCCTCATCTTGAAGTTGAAGAAGTGTTGCTGATACATTCATCTTTGCACTACCCATCCCAATAGTTTCAACTCCATCCTTTACAACCTTCACCATTACCACAGTTTTCTTTTGTTTAAATTTAAATGGTCCGATTTCGATTCCTTTGGTTGGTGCTTTGATTGATTCAATGGTAACATATATTGGTGAACCATCTTCACATAATGGAGCAGATTGTCCAACAATTTCTTCGGTGATTTGTCTTACACCAAAAGTAAATTTCTCTTCAGGAATTCCTTTAAGAGATGCAAGTGAGATTACACTTGCTACAAAATAGC